GGGGTTGATTGATATTAGAAAGTATTTTGAATCAACTGGTCTATATCGTGGAACAATTAGTATAATTGTTGGTTTACCTCATGAGGATGTAAATTCTTTAAAGCAAACTCGACAGTGGTTATTAGATAATTGGAAGTCTCAATCATTATTAGCATGGGCATTGTCTATACCTGAAAATGAAATTGATATTCAATCTAAATTTTCAGATTATACCAAATATGGGTATTCTAAAATGACTGAAGAAGAAATTTTAAATACAAATTTTGATGATAGCAGAAAAAATTTAAATGATGTACATAAAGATAGTTTGCGATGGAAAAATGAATATATGAATTATGTTCAAGCAGAAAACACTGTTAACGAATTATTTAATAATAATGAATTTGATTTATTAATGGATAATAAGTTTGATAATTTTGAACTCGCTAATATTATGCATGGTTCAAAAACTCTTAAACAAAGGTTTGAAGGAAAGACATCAAGACTTGCTGATAGTGCAACAACATATATGGCTTCTGTTGTAAGAGATTCTAAAATTGATGCGTATAAAGAAAGGAAACTATCAATATGAACTATCCACATAAAATTGACGTTAAAGAAATTCCTGTACCAGCAGGAACTATTCAGGTTCGTATTGAATCTGAAATTGGAGAGCATACAACTATAAAAGAGTTTTATGCAGATAAGCAAACATTTTTAGAATTTTGGAAACCACTTGTATCATATTATGAAAGGATTGAAGATGAAATCGGCAACAAGTAACCAACACGCTTTTACAACCCCTGAAGGAAAAGAATGGCTAAGAGGACTACTCCATGACGACATCACAAAAGATTTGTGCATTACTTTTACCAAAAAAGACGGCACGGAAAGGCAAATGCATTGCACCCTCTCCGAAAGTCGGATCCCCTCCGATAAACAACCGAAAACCCAACAAAGTGCCAGCGATTCAGGATCCGCACTTCGTGTATTCGACACAGACAAGGGAGAGTGGAGGTCCTTCCGTTGGGACTCAATCACAAACGTAACTTTTAGTATTGGAGAATCAAATGATTAAACTTAAACCAACCGCATTTAGTATTGGTTTTATTATTGGAGTTGCATTACTCGCAGTTGTGGGTATGCCACTTGCAACTATCTGGGCATTGAATACACTATTCCCTGTTCTTAATATTCCATTTACAATTGAAACTTGGCTGGCTGCATTTATTATCCCAGCTGCATTTAAAACTTCTATTACAACCAACAAGGACAAATAATGAGTGAAATTTTTAATACATCGCGTGAAGAATATATCGCTGTTTTACAAACTGAAGTAGAAACTCTTCGTCGTTATTATTATAACCCACATGCTGAAGGTACTGGACATTATAATACTGCAATAAGTGTTTTAGAGAAACGAATTGAAGAAATTAAAAAGGGAAATGAATAATGGCTATGTTTTCAACTGAAGAAGACCGCAAGAAATTTATGGGTGCGGTTCAAGAAATGAGTAACTCAATGATTCGCATTGAGGCTGAACGTGATTTGATTCGTGAAATTGTCAAAGAGAAATCTGACGAATTTAAGATTAGCAAGAAAATAATTAATAAGATTGCAAAGACTTACCATAAACAAAACCGTGCTCAAGTGGAAGCTGAACATGAGGAATTCATGGAGATTTATGACGAAACCGTCAGCAAAAAATAACTTTACTTTTATTCGCAAATAGGGTATAATACTTCTATAAACTTGGAGGATTTATCCTATGGCTACTGCAGCTAAACGTGCAAAACTTATTGCGAAAGCAAACGCAATTTCAAAGGGAGTAGAGACACAACTCGCTCCCGAAACCTATCGTCGTGACTTGCTACAAGCGTTGAACTATTACAACGCAAACCATGACGACAAAGAAAAGAAAAAGTGGTTCATCAGCCATTATGCTAAGATCGATAAGAAACTTGCAGTTCAATTTCTTAAGGTCGATGAATACCATTTCCGTCATGCGGGTGTATTGGCTCGTATTATGGACGGTGGTTCTGTCCTTGAACAAAAGGAAGCCGACTATTTCGAGAAACGTGTTGAGTTCTTGAAAGAACAAGTTGGTGTTAAACAGAAATCTGAAATCAAAATTGAAAAACCTCAACCTGAAACTAATGTCATCTCCATCCAACAACGCATGGAAGAGAAAGCTCACGATCTCGCTGGTGAGATTGAGGGGGCGATTGACGACTTTGTACTCAATGGTTGCAAATCAGAATTTTCAACGAAGAATTACTTGCTGGCGAATCAAGTTGCTGGACCCATTGCTAAACGCATTGGAGAGTTTTTCGTACCGACTGCCAAAGAAATTAGGGAAGCCATTGAGGGATCTGATGCGCAACTTGTAGAAGGTTATTCAAATTTCACTAAACGTGAATTAAAGAAATTCGCTGAGTTCATTGAACAGATTATTGCTGACTGTAACCAAATGGTTCAGACTGCAAAAGCAAATCGTGCTCCTCGTAAACGTAAACCTGTGCCTGTTGGCAAGCAAGTTGCTAAGGTTAAGTACATGAAAGAATTCGAGGAACTTAAACTAAAATCTATTGCTCCAACTAACCTTGTTGAAGCGAAAGAGGTTTGGATCTATAATACGAAGTATCGTAAACTTCAAGTGTACAAATCTGAACACGGTCTTACTGTTAAGGGTACGACACTACTTGGGTTCGATGTCGCTGAGTCTAAGTCTGTTACACTACGCAAACCTGAAGAATTCTTCAAAGGACTTGCGCTTGGTAAGCGTGGACTGAACGCTGGTATCAAAACAATTAAAACTAAACCCACCACTCCGAACGGTCGTATCAATGAAGAGTGTATTATCCTTGGAGCATTTTGATGATTCTAATTGATTATTCCCAAGTGGCTCTTGCCACTATCCTAACCTTTCAGCGTGAGTTGAAAGGAACAGAGAGTGAGGTGAAGAATCTAATTCGTCACGTGACTCTATCAACCATTAAGTCATACAAGAAAAAGTATGGCAAAGAGTATGGTCAGATTGTTATTTGTACCGATGGTCGTAAGTATTGGCGCAAAGAAGTATTTGAGCACTACAAAGCAGGTCGTAAGAAAGCACGTGATGCTTCTGACTTGGATTGGAAACTCATCTTTGATACACTAAGCGAAATGCGTGAAGATATCCGACGTGTATTTCCTTACAAGGTTATCAGCGTTGACCGTGCAGAAGCAGATGATATCATCGCTGTTCTTACTGAGTATGTTCAAACTAATGAATTGATTCAAGAAGGTTTGATGGAAGAACCACAAAAGGTTCTTATCCTATCCTCTGATAAAGACTTTAAACAGTTACAACTAGCACCGTTCTCCACTGGTAATGTAAGCCAGTGGTCACCGATGCAGAAGAAATACATCAAAGCCAGCAAACAAGAAATCATGGACTTTACTATTGAACATATTGTGAAGGGTGATGCTGGTGAT